CTTGTTTATTGATAATTAATGATGCTAAAGGTTTATCAGAATTTTGTATAGGATATGGTACTTGTCCAGATGTAGGTTGATATTCTTTGAGAAACTCAATGAATGAATCTTGGAAAGCTTGTTCAGTTGTTTTCTTACTCATCCAAGCTTTAACTTGCCAATGAGGAGTTTTACTGTTTCCCCAATAGTTCTGAACGTATTTAGTTATTTCCCACTTCTCTGTATCAATCTTTGACTTTATAATAAGCTCATCAAGAGATCTAATTTCTTCTGCAGAATTGAAGATGATTTCTCCTACACCCCTAGCAATATCTTCTTCATATTTAACCACAGCATCTTCAAGAACACTAATGTAATCAGACGCTTCAGCATCATCTCTTACAGACCCTCTAATTTCTTTTAGCAGATTCTCCACTTCTTCTTCTCCTATTCCAAGCTTTTCTGCATAAAACTTCTTGCTTTTTTTCCAACCTAATAATTGTTGTAACTGGTTGAGAAGGGATTGATTATCAGCCATTTATGAAAACTTTGGTTAAATTGAGGTAAAGGTAGGAACAAATTTGAAATATACCAAATTATTTTAACGTAGATGGTTATATTGGTTAACTAGTATAATTAAAAACCCCCACCCTAGAAAGGGCAGGGGAAGCCACCCTGTAAAACCAACAAAACAGGGTTTTTAATATTATTAACAACCAGCTACAATTGCACAAAATCTAGCACGAGCAACTGCATCAGTTTCTAGTACACTAAGGATTGTATCTACAAGTTGTGCAGGACAAATCTTAGTATCTATTTTTTGAAGAGCAACTGTAAGGAAATCATTATTTGAAACACCTGAGCAAGGAAGGTTTGGACCTGTATATATAATATGATCAGAATCAATTGGATATCCCTGAAACAAAGGAGGGATGCATCCAGCAGGATATGTTGTATACACTGCTACTGTATTCTCATAACAAGGCATTCCAGGAAGACATGACATATAAATAAGTTTATGGGATGTACATAATATAGTAACAAGCAAGAACAGGCTGAATGTTAGCATGAGCTAATCCACCACCTGTAGCTGCATTTGAAACAGCAATTGATCCTTGTGTTCCACTTGATTTACCAAGAGTTGCTGCAACTTGTGCACTTTGACTAAGTTGATACGCAGGATTAGTACCACAGTTACCATTCGATGCAATTGGTGTAGAAGCTGTTGGAGTTACACAAGTTGCAGCAGAAGTATCATTACCAACTATATGATGATAGTGAGTGTCTGTGACAGTGGCAATGTGCGTGTGTGTAGGAATCTGTGTAGCATCAAGAGTGATAGTGTTAGCACCACCTACATCTCCTACAGCATAGTTAGGATTGCCAGGAGTGGCAGGATTAACTGCAGCATTCAGAGCACCTCCAGGAACAAGTTGTATAGCTCCAACAGGAACCCTTCCGCGTTTATCTGGTGTACCATTCTGACCATTACATAAATAGATGTTCACCCAATCTCCAAGACCTGCACCTGTAGAATCAAAGTTTGCAAGTGTTCCATAATATTCTACAGCTGTGTACGGAACCATCTTGTTGTAATACTCTGATGATGATCCTGAGCTATCAAGATATGCTTGTATAAGAGTGTCAAGATCAGAAAGCTTAACATAGTTTGTATCTACATCAAGAGCAAGTGCTGCAAGGTCTACACCAAGATCACAAAGTTTATTGATGATAGCTTGAACAATAGCATGTGTATCAGAACTAGCTGTTACACCTGTAAGACAATCTATTGTATAATCTGCATTCAATGTAGCGAGTGTAGCCTCAATTGCTGTCACTTGTCCTTGGAGATCACATGCAGCTTTTACAAGAGCCTCAAAAAGCTCTACAGCTGTAGGAGGAGCACAAATAGGTTTACATTCAGGAAGATAGTCTACAACAAGAGCACAATATGCAGCTGGGTCAATTGTAATGTCTATTCCTGTTCCATCAAGAAAAGAAACTACAGCATCAATCAATGCTTGTTCAACAACAAAAAGACTGTCTCCAGTTTCTATAGATAGCTCTTCGACAGCGCTTCCTGTATACCTTACACATTTATCAGATACGGTTTCTACACACCCGTTATAACAATTATTACAACTCATTTTATAATTATTTATGAATTAGAAGTTTATCTCTACTAGCTATCATTGCAACTGTATAACAAGCTGCATATTCTGGATTACAAAGTTTGCTTATCAATATTCTTTTATAATTCAGAAGATCTCCAATCACTGTTCTAGGGAATGGGAGATTGAGAATGAATACGATGTTATTGTATTGATTGTTAGCCAACTCTGTTAACCTACAATCAATATCAGCAATGAGCGCTTGCTCTGTTGTACAATCAATACAGTTTACTAATCTTGGTGATAACATCTTTGAATCGTTTTATACCTTTTTTAATTGCAGCATTACAAGCTCCACATAAACCATTGGTTAGCTGACAGCCGCATCCAAATTTTGCTCCACAATTTCTACATTGTGCCATAAAATATGTTTATCTAAAATTAACAAGATAGTTAGTTCCAGAACAACCACAGTTGTTCTTTATAAAATTATCAAGCATTAAGTTTGCTTGCATGTATAACTTATTAGATGTTGCTACAGCACAATTATTTGCTGCTGCAATTGATCCTTGTATAAAATAGTAAATACTATCAAGCTCAACTCTTGATTGTTGCTTGATGGCAAGATCACATTGCATCATATCAAGTTTCATAAATGCACTATCAAACTTTTCCTGTATCTGGTCAACACGCATAATTGTCTTATTGACATAATTTGTAATTGCAGGAGCAATTGAGTATGTCAAATAATAAATCCCGTCAGGAAGTGGTTGCAGTGCTTCACCAACAGGAGACAATCCTAATATTGTAGAATTGAACAAATTGAAATCGTTTGGAACAAAAGGAAGTGATATAGAAGGAAAACCAGGAACTGTAATTTCAATTGTTGGTGATGTTGGTGTACCAACATAAACAGATGAATCAGCTATACCTAGCGTGAGAACATTGTGTGTGTCAATAACTAATATATCCAATACGTTAGCCATGTTATTTAAAATAAATGTGCCCGAGGACTTGAGAATATCCTCTCTCACCCTCAGGCACAGGTTATATGATTTGCTTTATTCTACTAAGGAGCTGCAGTGGTTGTAGTAGTAGTAGTCAAACAAGCACTCTTATCTTCAGGAGCACCCAGACCAGCTGTAAGGATTGCGCTAACTGATACAGCAGCAGCAGAACCTTGAGGAACAGCAATGATCACCATGCTATCTTCGTGAATGTAATCACCCCACTGATATGCTGATTTCTCATAAGTATTGAACTTGATGTAGTAGGTATCATAAGTTGTACCTGCAGAAACCCAAGATTCAAAGTTTTGATTGTAACCAGCCATCCTGTAGAGATGCTTCAGGTAACCAGCTTGATAGCTGTAGTAGTTCTTCTCCAATTGTGCAATCTCTTCAGAAGTACCAGATGCATAGTTAGAAGTTTGAACAACTGTAGCATCAGCAACAATGTTACAAGCATCAGCAACGATAAAGTCAGCAGTGGTAGCAGGACCAGAATAAACAAATGTACGGAAGTACAACCTGTCATATTCAAAAGGGAACGCTGCAACATCACAAGGCTGACCATATTTAGTCAAAGGCTTTGCTTCAATTTGCAATACACCAGGAGAAGGTTGAGAAAACTCATAGAAGGTGTTGAAAGAAATGTTGTCAGGATTGTTACCAGGAGCAGAAGCTTCGAAAGCAGCAATGAACTGATCAACCAAATCTTCGTAATCAACTTGATCACAAGGATCTGCACCACAATCACAACAAGGAGCTTGAATAGTCACGCTACGAGTGAAACCATTGAAATACAAGGTGTCAACATAAGAAGAGTGAGCACGGAGAGTCATAGTAATAACGTCACCACACTTTACATTCCAGTTATCAACTTCAGTGATCTGAACTTGAGGAGTAGGGCAACCGTTAACTCTATACCACTCAGTGATATTAGAGTTACAACCAGAGCCACTAGGACA